ACACAACGAATTGGGCGCCGCCGCAACAGGGCAGGCCTCCCAGGCAGCTGTTTGGCATGCCGGCGGCTGGAGGCGAGCGCGGTGCCGGCCAGGGCGGTGAGCGAGGCAGGGCTGGCGGCGGCGAGCGAGGTGGCTCTGGTGATGGCGACCGGGTTCCGCTAACCGAGCCCGAACTCCAGGCCGGTCGATCCCGCTGGGGCATGGGGTCTGCGCAGCCCATCCCTCCGCAGTCGCAGGGCACGCCATACGGAGGGCCGCCTTCGCAATCACAGATGAAGTCGTCGCCCGGGCCGCAAGCTGGCGGTGGGCTTCGGGCGTGGGGCGATCCGTCGAACCCGAGCGGGCCTGGCTATCAGCCAGGCGGAATGTTCAACCACGCGCCGATTCTCCCCGTCCCTCAACAGCAGCCCTCTCCGGCGGGCGGACAGTCGCCATGGGGCGGTTTCCCTTTGCCGCAGAACAATAACCCCGTCCCGTCCTTTGGTGGCGGGTTCGGCGGCGGAATGCCCGGCGGAGGGTTTGGCGGAAGCTGGGCTCCTCCTCCTAGCCGGCCAAACGTACCTCCCGGGTGGCAGCCGGCCTCGCCTGGTGGTGGACAGCGTGCCTGGCAGCAGCAGCACCAGCAGGCAGTGGCATCGCCCGCCAATCAGCGATGGCTCGGCAGCATGACGCCCGCCAATCGCCAGGTCTATTCGCTGTTGCAGGGTCTGTACTAGCAGTTGCGTCAGTCTTTGTAATAGTGTAAACTTGTCTACCTACCCCCGAGGTGACAGATGCAGCAGAAGTTCCAGGTTGGCATTGTTACGTTCTCCTACGGCGGTAACGGCGGCATAGCATCGGAACATCCGGACATCCGGGAGTGGATGATTCCCGCTGTCCTGGAGTTGTCCAAGGACGACCGCGTATCCGGCATCCGCGTCTGGAACCTGTCTGACACGCCGATCACCATGACCCGCAATCAGGCGGTCTTGATGGCCCGCGAGTACGGCGTGGACGTTCTGGTCATGGTGGACAGCGACATGAAGCCAGACAAGTACGCCGGGCAGCCGGATGCAAAGCCGTTCATCCAGAGCAGCTTCGACTTCCTGGTCAACCACTACCACAAGGGCCCGTGCTGCATTGGGGCCCCCTACTGTGGGCCGCCTCCGCAGGAGTGCGTGTATGTCTTCAGGTGGAACAACTGGGCATCGGACAACCCGAACCCCGACTTCCAGCTGGAGATGTACGACCGTCACACAGCCGTGAAGATGGCCGGCATCCAGGAGTGTGCCGCACTGCCTACAGGGCTGATCATGTACGACATGCGGTGCTTCGACCTCACGGAGCCGCGGTGCGATAGCGACAAGCCGTGGTTTTATTATGAGTGGGCGGACAAGTATTGCGCCGCCAAGGCTTCCACTGAAGACGTTACGCAGACACGCGATCTGTCCATGGTCGGCGCGCAGAAGCTGGGCTACAGCCCTGTGTACTGCAACTGGGATGCCTGGGCTGGTCACTGGAAGCCGAAGTGCGTCGGCAAGCCGCAAGTCCTGGCGGCCAAGGACATCAGTAACAAGATGAAGCAGTGCTGGGAGGCGAACGTCGATCCTGGCGTGAAGCTGGTCGATCTCGCCAAGCCGAACTGGCTGAATGTCAACGTATAAGACCTGCATCCAGTGCGGGACATCGTATCCCGCCACCGCCGAGAACTTTCACAAGTCCAAGGATGGACTGCACGCTCGGTGTCGTCGTTGTCGCAACGACAAGATGAAGGGCGAGCGGAAGCAGGTTCGCAACAAGCGGCTGGCAAAGATTGAGAAGTCGGCCATCGACTCCTTCATCAAAGCCTCTCGCCTTGGCGGGGCCAACATCCCGCACTCGTCGGAACTGACCGAAGTTCTCATGGAATACTTCGGTGGGGTCCGCGGGTTCGCTAACGCATTTATGAAACAATTTTACGACTCGCCAGTGGGCGGGGCGTTTCGCACCAAGATGCTGGATACCGTTGTCCGGCTGGTGAAGGACAACACTGCCATGGGCGGATCAAAGAAGCCCTTGGAGCTGATGAGCGAAGAAGAGTTAGAGGCCGAGTTGAGGCGACAGGTCTTGGAGGCCGCCATGACCATTAAGAAGGTTGAGGTGATCGATGAAGTTAGTGTGCCAAACCTGCCGCTGGTGGAACTACCAGCCGAAGACCCAGCTCGGGCAGTGTCACCGTTACCCGCCGACCGTCTTGGCGGAGGGGGACTCGCACCCGGTAACGGAGCCGAATGATTGGTGCGGCGAGTGGTCGCATCGGGCGATTTCCCAGATAAACGAGCGTGCGAAAGCATCCGAAGATCCCACAACCGCCGAAGGCTGAAGGGCCGATAGGCGGGCTGACTCAACACGCCCTCACGCAGATGAAGGACGTTCAGGCTGCGCTCACCGAGCGCCGTCTGGAGGCCCTGCGTCTGTGGGTGCCGATGCCGAAGCAAGAGCAGTTCCATTCCTGCATCGCCAGTGAGCGTCTGGTGATCGGCGGAAACCGCTGTCTGTCAGGCGATCAGGTGGTGTGGGATCCTGTGCGGCGCGTGGAGCGAAAGGTGAGCGAGATCGACGGGCCATTCTGGGTTGACTCGCTCTGGGGCGGCGAGCGGGTCAAGGCCAGGGCCGGCAAGCCTTTCGTTAAGGCCAGAGAGACGCTCTATGCGTTCGCTCTGAGCAATGGCGGCGAGCTTCGCTGCACGCTGAATCACTTGGTTCTTTCCGGCGACGGGCAGTGGACCGCCGTCCGCGACGTACTGACTCCAGAATGCGCTGCCGACCTTCAGGCGTCCACTTCGGGCACTTGCCGGCGAGAGTCTCCCGAAGGTGGTCTGCGTTGGTGTCAAACACCTGAAGGTTTTCGGGCCTATTGTCGTCAGGAACATCGTTCTTGTGGTGAACAACTTCAGTCGGCAGAAGGCGGCGACCAAGCATTTGCTCTGCTACAAGCCGATGCTCGCGAATATATCCATTGCGGTTGGAGTCCGGATGTTCAGGCTGGTACAGCAGTATGTACCCCGCCTTGTCTGGAACCCTTCCGCCCTTCCAGCCCGGATGCTCTGGACCGTCCTTCGGGCCACGCCGACGCATCGCAAAGCCGTAGCGCTTGCACGCCTTGTTCACAACCTTGGCACTGCGGCCCAGCAGTTGCCCTATCTCGGCCACTGTTTTGCGCTCCACCTCGTACCACTGCCGCATTTGCTCCACTGGCCAGTCGATCTTGTTGTGCCGTCCCATTTGAGGCTCCTGAAGGGGGTAATGGACATCTGTATATTACCGCCTATAAGTGTTTGGGGCAAGGAGATGTGTGGGACTTTGAGGTGCCGGACACGCACAATTACATCATCGCCGGCCTGCCCAACCACAACAGCGGCAAGAGCGCGTGTACGTTCATCGAAGACGCTCGGGCTGCCACCGGCCAAGACCCGCACGGCAAGTACCCCAAGGAAAACGGCAACTTAGTCATCATCGGCAAGAACTGGCAGCACATTGGGATGGTGGTATATCCCATGCTGTTCAAAGCCGGTGCGTTCCGAATCATCCGCGACGAAGTGACCGGCGCATGGCGTGCCTTCAATCCGGCGAAGGATGGGCCCAGGAAAGGCGAGTCAAAACCCGCCCCTCCCTTGATCCCGCCGCGGATGATTAAGGACATGGCGTGGACGCAGAAGAATGCCGGCTACCTCAACAAGGCCGAGCTGACCAACGGCTGGACGATCTACTGCTTCTCCTCCGAGGGCGAACCTCCGCAAGGCTTCCAGGCCGACCTCGTCCACATCGATGAGGACATCAACAACGAGCGGTGGGTGGGCGAAATGCAGGCCCGCCTCTCGGATCGCAAGGGACGCTTCGTCTGGTCCGCCATGCCGTGGTCCAAGAATGATGCCCTGCTTGGGCTGTGCGAGCGCGCCGACAAGGCCGAGGAAGAGGGCTTAGAGAACCCCATCATCAAGAAGTTCGTCCTCCGCTTCCTGGACAACGACCACATCGACCAGGAGGAGAAAAAGAAGAACCTAGAGCGGTGGGCTGCCCTCGGTCAGGACGAACTGAAGATGCGAGCCGAGGGGGAGTTCACCACCGGCTCCACGCTCATGTACCCGACGTTCAATGCGTCGGTCCACATGATGAGCCGCTCGGAACTTCCAGACGGGCAGGTGCCCGCCGAGTGGACGCGGTATGTGGCGATTGACCCGGGCCATGCCGTGATGGCCACGCTGTTCGCCGCAGTGCCGCCGGATGAGCGGTTTATCCTGTTTTATGACGAGCTGTATATTCGCAACTGCAACGCCCTGATCTGGGGTGAGCAGTTCTTCGCCAAGGCCCAGAACCAGTACATCTACGCCGCGATCATGGACATGCACGGCGGCGCCCTGCGTGACCTGGGCTCGGGCCGGCTGCCGCATGAGCTGTACTCCGAAGAACTGAAGAAGCGGAACTTCCGCTTCGCCGTCACGGGGCACCAGTTCCTCCCAGGCTCCGACGACATCCCGGCCCGCACGGCCATGGTGCGTCAGATGATGCACATCCGCGGGGACGGGACGACGAAGTTCAGGATCCTGGAAGGTGGCTGCCCGAACCTCGTCCGTGAGCTGAAGCGGTATCGCAAGAAGACTACCACCGTCAACGGCCAGGTGTACGTGACCGACGAGCCGCAGACGCGCGGTGAGGTCCATGCTTGCCAGACGGCTGAATACCTCTGCGCCTACGAGCCCAAGTACCACAGGCCACCATCCCAGGTTGGGCCCGAGCCCTGGTGGGTGAAGTGGCATGCCAATCGACTGAAGAGACAGCGGAAGTCCGAAGACCCGTGTGTGTTCCTTGCCCCCAATGGGAGTATTAAGAGATGAGTTACGAGATGCCGAAGGCGGAAGTTGGTGAGATCGTCCTGTTCCAGACCCATGAAGGTTCCCCGCATGTGCCGGCGATTGTCTGCAAGGCGTCGGCCCGCACCCTGACCCTGTATGCCATGTCTGGGGAGTCTGGGGTGACCATCAAGCCCTCGGTCCACCATGTGACCGACGAGGGGGTGAACGAGTTCCCCGAGTGGAAGAAGTACGGGTTTTGGGAGCATCGCCCAAAGGATCCGCGTATTTCCCTGCTTTCCGAGCGGATCTCACTCCTGGAGAAGAAGCTGGAGGCCCTAGATCCGAAGAAGGCCAAGTAAGGGCATTAGTCAGTAGGAGACGCCATGCCCGACGAAAATCCGCTGCGCCCCATCGTTAAGCGGTGGATGGAGTGCTTAAAACAGGCCGAGAAACACAAGAAGGTGTTCTCGGACGACGCCAAGGAGGCCATGGGCTTCTACTCGTCGGACCCGAACGCCATGTGGGCCAACGAGCATGCGCGTGGCGAGCGTGGCTACAACAAGGGCATCGACCCGCCGGCCTTCCGGATGGTGGTGAACCGTGTCTTTGAGGCTGTCACCCTCTTCGGCTCGGTGATCCACCACCGGAACCCGCAGCGGACGGTGACGCCCAAGGAGTACCCGGTCATCGGGCCGGCGCTCCTGGGGGTCCAGCCGCAGCCGCCGATCCCGCAGATGGGCCCCAATGGCCAGCCTGTCATGGGGCCGGACGGCCAGCCGGTGATGATGCCAGACCCGATGTTGATGGCCTACCAGCAGGCGGTGGAGCAGCAGGGCTTCCTGTACGAACGGCGGAAGTTGATTGCCAAGTTGCTGGAGGACTACCTCAACTACACGCCCAATGAACTAGACCTCAAGCGGCACACTCGCAAGGTGGTCGATGAGGCGTTCATCAAGGGGGCGGGAGTGTGGTGGCATGAGCTGTACCAGCCGCCCGGCTCGGCGGTGAAGTTGGCCGGGTCATTCTACGACTCCATCGACAACATCGTCTGGGATCCGGACGCCGACGAGTTCGATGACATCCGCTGGGCGGCCCGGAAGCGTGTGCAGCCTATCGATGAAGTGGCGGCCAAGTTCGGCCTGTCCCGCGATGATCTGAAGGGACACATCGAATCCTATTCCACCCGGGCCGAGCAGGGGGAACGGGGCTACGAACACAAGAAGCGTACCGGCAAGACGAACGACCTGATCTGCTACTGGGAGATCTACTCCAAGACCGGGTTCGGGGACCGTCTCAAGGACGCCGACCAGGACTTGCGTGGCAAGTTCGATGCTCTTGGGCCGAACTGCTACATCGTCGTTGCCGAGGGCGTGGACTTCCCGCTCAACGCCCCTCCGGCCATGTTGCAGGAGGAGGTGGACGAGTCGGGTATTCCGCAGTCCATGTTCATGTCCTGCCAGTGGCCGATCCCATTCTGGGCCGAGCCGAATGGATGGCCGTTCACGCTCCTGGATTGGCACCGTCAGCCCGGCTACTCCTGGCCGGTGAGTCTTATCAAGCCCGGCATCGGGGAGCTTCGCTTCATCAACTGGGCGATGTCCTTCCTGGCGACCCGGATTGCCACCTCGTCTCAGACGCTGATCGGGGTGGCCAAGGCGGCGGACCCGGATATCAAGTCGAAGATCCTGGAGAAGAGCGAAGGCGGGTTCAATATCGTTGAAATCTCCGAGGCCGTAGGCCGGTCGGTGAACGATGTGATCTCGGTCTTCCAAATGCCTGGGGTGACCCAGGACATGTACAACATCATCCAGGCCGTCACGGAGATGTTCGACCGCCGAGTAGGGTTGACCGAACTCATCTACGGCATGACCAGAAGTTCCTTCAGAAGTGCAGCTGAGGCTGCCGTGAAGAGCGAGCAGATTTCGGTGCGGCCCGACGATTACGCCAATACGTTGGAGGACCGTCTCTCGGAGGTTGCCCGCAAAGAAGCCCTCATGGCCCGGTGGCTGATCTACCCGCAGGATGTCGAACCGCTCCTTGGTCCTTTGGCTGCGCAAGCCTGGGGCATGCACGTGCAGAACGAAGCCCCGGACAACATCGTCCGGGAGTATTCGTACCGCGTGGAGGCAGGCTCGGCCCGCAAGCCGAACATCGCCACCAAGACCGAGAACCTGAACAACTTCATGCAGATCATCGGCCCCGTGGCCCAGGGCATGATGCAGGCTGGCCAGCCGGGAGTCTTCAACGCCATGCTCGCTACCTGGGGCAAGGTCAACCAGATGGACGTTTCCGAGTTCTTGGTCCCGCCGCCGCCTCCTCCGCCGCCCATGCCGCCACCCGGCCCACCTCCAGGCCCAGAAGGCCAGCAAGCACCCCCAGAGGGGCCTCCGGCCCAATAGTCTTATATGATCCCCAAAACAGTTACAGACCGTGGCCCCGAGGCCATCGACGCTTACAAGGCCGCCCTGCCCTACGGTGAACGCTGGGCAGAAATGGTGGCCCTGAAGTGCCCTCCTGGAACCAAGGGCTCAGAACGGGCGTTCCTGGAAGGCCGGCAGAACAATCAGCAGTTCGACAGCCTGCCCAAGCGCCAGGCCAAGTACATGATCCGCGAGGCCAAACAGGCCGGGATCAACCCGTCTGGCAAGTATTACTGTGCGGGAATCGCTGACGGCCGAGGCTGGCGCGACCCGGCCGCCTGGGTCAGCAGCAACGACGATGTACTGAAGGTGGCCAAGGCCCGCCGGATGACCGTCTCAGGGAGCGTGAACTACGACCCCGGCCCTGCCCCGCCGCAGCGCAAACTGTTGGCTGAATCCATCATTCAGGATGAGGTTCGCAAAGAGAAGCGAAAGAACCCGTCCGCCAAGGCGAGCGACCTGCGGGCCAAAGTCATTGAGAAGCATGCGTACCGAGTGAAAGGACGAGGAGTATGAACGAAATCGCCAGGCACTTCAGCCCCGGAACCGTGATCACGGCCAACAGTTCGGCCGCAACCACCTCGGGCGGCTTCCCGTTCGGCCGATACGGCGGTGCGTGCGTGATGATCGCCAACACCAATGGCGCCACGCAGATCAACTGGTTCGGGACGGTCAATCCTGCCGTGACGCCCCGACAGATTTACGCCGATGGCGCGGCTGTGACCACCGCGCTGACGGTCGGCATTCACCCCGTCCCGGACGCCTGCTTCGCGGCCCACCATGTGGTCCCAGTCATCACTGGTGCGACCACCTGCGCCATGACCGTCATGGCCAAGGGGTAGGCGATGTTGGGCGAGACGCAACGCGAGATCAGCAAGGCGATCACCGAGCAGACGCGGCTGCTCTACGCGATGCAGCCGCAGGATAGGAAGTGACCAGATGCCGATGAATCCGAGACTGCTGCGGCCTCGCTCAACCATCCATCCCGAAGCGGCGGATTGGGCGCGTCGCGTGCGAGCGAACGGCGGCAGCGTGAGCGGAACGACGCTCAACGCCGTCTCGCGGTTCTGCGCGTCAATTGCGGCGGCAGGCATCCGCGACCGCTTCTACCGGCTCAACCTGTTCTGCGGCACCGGCTTGCCTGCGTGCCTTGTTCCGCTCTATCGCGGGCAGTCGCTTGGCGGGACGCAGTTTGGGAACGCGACGGATACGAACA